CGGCCGGGGGGCGTCGCCGCCCCCACCGGCGGCTACCGTTCCCTCGCCGCCGAAGCCGGACGCTACAACCGGTCGCTGAAAGCATCTTTGGCGTTCATGGACTGGTGCAGGGAATGGGCTTCGGAATGTTACCGGCTGCTCAAGCCGGGCGGGCACATGCTCGCCTTCGGCTCTCCACGCTGCTACCACCAGCTCGGTATGGGGATCGAGCTTGCTGGCTTCGAGGTGAGGGATACGGTTGCTTGGCTTTTCGCCCAGGGGTTCCCGAAGAGCCTCGACGTCGCGAAAGCGATCGAGACCAAGGGCGGGGACGCGCGCCCTTGGTACGGCTGGGGAACCGCGCTAAAACCTGCTTTCGAGCCGTGCGTGGTCGCCCGCAAGCCCATCACAGGCTCGGTAGCCGATAACGTCCTCGCCAACGGCGTCGGCGCGCTCAACATCGACGCGTGCAGGATCCACACGGAAGGCTCTGAGGGATGCGAATACAAGGTCAAACGGTTCAAGTCCGGCTCTGAGTTAGCGAAGACTAAGGGCAATTGGAGGCCCGACGACGGCGAAGAGTACGTGGGCAAGACCACCGACGGCAGGTGGCCTACGAACGTCGCTCTCGACATCACGGCCGCCGACGAGCTTGACTCGCAAACCGGCGACCTCCCCGACGCAAAACCACACACCCTTCGCCGCAGGGGGATCGGGTACGGATCCAGCTCAACCGGTGGCGACGCCGAACTTGGCTACGAAGACAGCGGCGGAGCTTCCCGGTTTTTCCCGGCCTTCCGGTACGAGGCGAAAGCATCCAGCGCGGAGCGCCCAAAAGTCGGCGGCGTCCAGCATCCAACCGTGAAACCGTTGGACCTCATGCGCTGGCTCGTCCGCCTCATCACCCCGCAAGGCGCGACCATCCTCGATCCTTTCGCTGGGTCGGGCACGACCGTTGAAGCGTGCATAGGCGAGGGTATGCGGTGCATCGCGATCGAGCGTGAGGAGCAGTACCTTCCGCTCATTGTCGAGCGCATGTCGAAGCCGATCGACGTCCCTCTGCCTTGGGGGGACCTGTCATGAGCTGCACGATCGGTTCTCTTTTCACGGGCTGCGGCGGTCTGGACATGGGCGTCGAAGCCGCGTTGGGCGAGGCCCGCAAGGCATGGGTTTGCGACGTCGAACCTGGACCTCGGAAGCTTTTGGCGTTCCGGTCGCCGACTCTTCCCAATCTTGGAGACGTCACCAAGGTCGATTGGGGACAGGTTGAACCGGTGGACGTCCTCGTCGGCGGTTCACCCTGTCAAGATCTGTCCCTCGCCGGAGGCCGGGCCGGGATGCGCCCTGGAACCAGGTCCGGCCTGTGGGAGTCGATGCTCAAGGCGATCGACGTCCTGCGTCCGCATTTAATCATTTGGGAGAACGTCTATGGGGCCCTGTCGGCACCGGCTTTTAGCCTTCTGGAATCAAGATCGGGACGTCTGGGAGTCCACGGCGATAGACCTGTTCTCCGGGCTGCCGGACGTGTACTCGGAGACCTTGCCGGCCTCGGGTATGACGCGTGGTGGACGATTGTACGCGCTAGCGACGTCGGAGCTCCCCACCGGAGAGCAAGGCTCTTTCTCGCTGCTTCCGACGCCGACCGTGAACCTTGGCATCAACGGTGGCAGCCAACACCCGGCGAAACGGCGTGCCGGCGGACATACACCGAATCTTGCGGATGTGATCGAGAAGAGTTGAGGCTCTTGCCCACGCCGACGTCTTCACAGATGGATGGACGCAAGTCGCCCGGCTTTTCGGGCAGCGGTTCCTTCTATGACATTGTGCATGGCGGCAGCCCGCGCGTACAAGTCCCGCCGCGCCGCGAAAGCCGACAAAGAATGGAGGCAGACTCATGGAAACGATTAACGACCGGCGGCGCACGTCGCGGGGAAAGGTACAGTGTTCGCTCTGCGGGACCACCATCCCCAAAGGTGTCGAATACCAGGTGGAGACATGCGCGGAATCCGGGGGCATCTGGGACTTCAAATCCTGCCCGGCGTGCGAGGAGCTCCTGAACTACATCTGCGCAGAGGACAGGGACTTCATCTACGACTGGGGCGTCGACACCGACTACGCCGACGAATTCTGCTGGGAAAAACTGGCGTACATCTCCGAACCCAGCCCTAGCCTGACCGTCCGTCAGGCACGGATCATGCACGACTACCTCGTGCGCCGCAAAACGGAGGGATTCGCGTGACCTGGTTCAAAGTGGACGATCGTTTCGAATCGTCTCCAAAAGTAATGGGGCTGTCGCTTTCAGCCGTCGGATTGTGGACCCTTGCGGGAGCTTGGTCCGCCGGACAATTAACCGACGGAGTGATTCCAAAACAATTCGTCAAACGTTACGACGCTGAGCAGGAGGCGAACGAGCTTGTCGAATCTGGACTCTGGGAAGACGCCGGCGACAGCTTCGCTTTCCACGACTGGGGAGACTACAACCCGACTCAAGAAGAGGTCGAACGGCTCCGCAAGAAAAGGAGCAGGGCTGGAAAAAAGGGCGGCAACACAAGGGTTGCTCGGCAAGCAAAAGCTCAAGCAAATGCCAAGCAAATGCTTGAGCAAGCGTCAAGCAAAACCGAAGCAAGCGGTCAAACAAACGCCAAGCAGGTGCCTGACGCCCGCTTGGACAATGCGCAAGCAAAGTCCAACCCCGACCCGACCCGACCCGATATAAGTATTACTTCTAAAGAAGTAATACGTTCGGAATCCGCTGAGACGGACCAGAAACCTAAAAAACCGGGAAACACGCCTGCCCCCAAGCCGGAACCTGAAGTGCGCGAGGACGTCAAGGCTGTGATCGAAGCCTTCCAGGCATCGCTCGACGCCCGAGGGGTCAAACGCGGCCGAGTCACGAAAGCCTGGCGAGACGCGGCTCGCCTCATGCTCGACCGCGACGGGCGCACCGTCGAGCAAGTCCAGCGCTGCTGCCAATGGCTCGCCCAGGACCCGTTCTGGCGCAAGAACGTCCTTGCCCTGCCGAAGCTTCGCGAGCAGTACGACCGGCTGCGCCTGGCGGCCGAGTCCGAGCGGACGCCTCGCAAGCGGCTTGCCGTCCAGGACGACGAGTACGCCTGGCTTGACGCACGAGGCGGGATCGCCTCATGAGGGCCTATGCCGACGCCGGGCTGGAACGCGCCGTCATCGGCGCGGCCATGGCAGGCCCGACTGCCCGCGAAGATCTCCTCGCGGTGCGTCCCGAGCACTTCGTCGATCCGCGGCACGCCGCCGTGTGGAGCCTGATTTGGGCGATGGACGGGCAGGGTGAGGCCCCGACGCCCCAGACGGTCGCCGCCAGCCTCGACCGGATTCCCGCGCGGCTGCGCACCGGGATTGACCCGGTGTGGGTCTTCGACGCGTATACGGCCGGGACGCCTGCGACGTCTGCGGCGGTTTTCGCCGATCGCCTGGTCAATCTCGCCGGGATGCGCCGCCTTGCGGACGCGTTGTCGCGGGCAGGACAGCTTGTCGAGGGGGTTTCCGACGCGTCGGAGGCTCTGGAGCTTGTGCGCGGCGAGATCGACTCCGCTCAGCCAGACGCCCGCGTCGGCGGCATGGTCGGCGAGGACATCGATGAGACTCTCGCTTCGCTAGCCGCGCCCCAGGCGATCTACGAGACTCCGTGGGAGTCTTTGAACGGGATCATCCGCGGGTGGAGGCCTGGCGGGCTGTACGTGATTGGGGCGCGTCCCGGTGCCGGGAAGACCATTGCGGGAGTTCAAGCAGCGCTTGCCTTGGCCAATATCGGGCCGGTCGCGTTGAACAGCCTCGAGATGGGCCGCCGCGAGATTCACGCCCGCATCCTCGCGAACCGGACCGGGATCTTGCTCGGCAAACTGTTCGGCACCACGAGGCATTTTCGCGGCTTGTCGCGGGAGGAAGAGGCGGCCATCGTCCGCGAGCTCGACGAACTGCGCGCCCTGCCGCTGTCGATTGACGACCGATCCAGCGTGAGCGTCGCCGACGTGCGAGCCCATGCCCGCAGCCTCACCCGCCACGGCAAGCTCGCCGGCGTGGTCGTGGACTATCTCCAGCTCATGACCGGACAGGCCGGGGACCGGCGTCCGCGCCACGAGATCGTCGCGGACCAGTCGCGGCAGCTGAAGATGCTGGCCAAGGACCTCGACTGCCCTGTGATCGCCCTTTCCCAGCTCAACAGGGCGTCCGAGACGCGGGATTCTCGCGCCCCTTCGCTCGCGGATCTTCGCGAGTCCGGGGCGATCGAGCAGGACGCCGACGCGGTGCTGCTGCTGCACATGCCCGAGCACATGGGCGATGCCGGGGTGCGCGAGCCAATGCTGGATCGACTGACCGTCACCGTCGCGAAAAATCGCCAAGGCCCTCAGGGCAGGGTAACTCTCGCCCGCAACGCTGCCTTCGCTTCCCTGGATGACATTCCTGGGCAAACCGACAACAAAATTTACTGAAAGGAAACAAATTATGACCGCGACCGTCACCGTCACCGGCAACGTCGGGCAAGACCCGCAGATCCGGTACACGCAGAGCGGGAAGGCCGTGTGCACGCTCAGCGTGTGCGCGACTCCCCGCCGCCAGAATCGGCAGACCCAGGAGTGGGACGACGACGGCGAACCCGTCTGGTTGAAGATCGACTTTTGGGACGGCGACGCCGAGGTCGTCGCTGACGCGGTCAAGCGCGGCAACCGCGTCAGCCTCGCCGGAACCCTCGCTGTCGACGCTTGGACGGGGCAGGACGGGCAGCGCCACGAGCGCCTCGTGCTCCGCCACCCGAGGTTTCTGGGCATCGTCCCCAAACCGAGAAACACTCGCGAGAGCACACAGAAGCCAGCCTCGAAGGCGCACAGACCCGAACCATACCCCGGCAGCGCCCAACCCGAGAACGCGCCCCAGAACGGCACACAGCAGCTTCCCGGATCGTGGGAACCGCCGGCCCGTCAACCGTACGACCAAACCCAAGCCCCCTTCTAAGCCGAAAGGAAAACTACAATGGAGTACGCGATCTCCATCCCTTCCAACCCGAAAGGCCCGCTCTGGGACATGCGCGGCCGCAAATGGGCACGCCGATTCCACCGGTACGAGAACGACAACTGGTACATCGCAGAAAAGGACCTGGACGTCACCATGCGATGGGAAACACTCCTCGAAAACGAGAAGCGACTCTACGACGCTCCCCCTCAGGAATCCACATGGAAGGATGTCGCCGCCAACCATGCTTACCTCGCTGAGATCGACGTCCTCGACGGCGGACAAGAACCCCTCCGCCTCAAAGGGCTATTCAGCTCCGTCGACGGGGAAAGCCTCACATCCGCATCCGGGAAAATCTACCGAAAGGGATGTGCAATCATCGTCTCTCTGCGCGAGTACGGGCGCACAGAATACGAAACCCTCGTCCAGAAGGTGCTAGATATCCGCACGCCCGGACATGGCGAGCCCGATATTTGGATAGATTACGACGAGGTAGTCGAGCAGTCCCTAGAAGAGCTAGGCGACCTCAAGAAAGAACTCCAAGCATCATTGAATGCCGGGGAGAAAGGGACAGAGAAGTGACTACAAGCAAGCAAGTTAAAGACTGGCTTCAGCTCACAATCGACCGGCGGGCAGGCAGAACCGGCCCACAGCAAAAAGCCGAAGAAGCCTGCGCACGCCGAGCAATTGAGCTCATATTTGAGCATGAAACACTCGTACGACGCCTAAATGACATCTATAACCCATATAATTTCCCGCCGGAAGCCACATGGGACGCACTCGACGTCGACGAAGCTTTAGCGGATCTCCGCGACCTGCAAAAGGACTACCCGTGCAAAGCGGAGGAAGCCTAA